GATGGTCTTAGTGGTCTACATAAGAAGCGTACTGGGCAGTATCCAGATTTGAAGGCCTTGAAGGCTTCAAGGCAGCATAGTGGGCAGTAGTGGCAGGCAAGAAGAAAAAGACTACCAAGGTCGCTTCTAGTAAACAGTTCAAGTCCAAGAAGCGCAGCTTAGACGACTTTGGTTTCGGTTTCGGTGACGATGATGACGTCCGTGAAGCGAAGTCCCGTCGTACGCGTAAAAAGACGCAAGGGGGTGCCGCCAACGCTACACCTGTAGAGCGTGATTTGGATGAGCTCACTAAGGGATTGGGCGCAGAAATAGACGCGTTGCTCAACGATGCGCCTACTTCGGAAGAAGCCTCAGACGAGAAGCCGGTCTCTATCGAAGCAGTCGCTGCCGACCCCGAAGACCCAGACATTCCTGCGTCTACCGCCAACTATTTTGAGATGTTAGGGGAAGCAGATGAGGATGATGGTGACGACTCACTACTTCCCAATCCAGTAGCACTTGTTGAAAAGGCGATATCCGCAGATTTAGACCCATCGGTCTTCTCGGGAAAGAGTTTTCCCGTTGCGTCCAACGTGATCGAGTTCTGTCGTGACCCAGACTACCTAGGATTTACCGGGGAGCTATTCCCGAGACAGATACAGGTTCTGGCTCACTACTTCAAAGACGTCTGCTATTTCTGCAGCGACACAGAATACATTCATGACGTACCTGTAGACGACCCCGTTGGCGATGTGTTGGATCGGTTTAGTTTCCTGCGTTATGGGGTTTGCCCACGTTGTAAGCGTAACCGTACTGAGATATTGCAAGATTGGATTAACGACTCCCGGTTTGGAGAATACAACGACCTAGACCCTAATGTTGCGGCAAACCTCAGACCTGTTCCTCCTAACGAGTTTGTAGGTGTGTGGGGGCAGCGGTCGGGCAAGAGTTACACGGTCGGTACCTTCGCATTCCCGTACATTCTACACCGTTACTTGGCGCTACCAAGTCCGACCAAGTATTTCCGGATACCATCGAATCAAGTATTGGAGGCTGCGTTTGTTGCGCCGACGCTGCACCAGATTACCAAGTATGTGTGGACACCGTTCCGTGAGGCTTACGCAGCATCGCCCTGGTTCAAAGAAGTTCGCGAGTCTCTACTTTACGAGGGCAAGCGTGTAGGGGCTACTCTTTACCGAGAGGCTGAACGCTTCGTTGTGTTCCCAGGAAAGAACCTGGCTGTTCATATTCTGGCCGCTTCAAGTTCTGGGTTGCGCGGAGGAACCCGCGTGTTTTGTTCACTGGACGAGCTCGGCTGGTTTAACGCTAATGACGATGGAAAGAAGCGTTCCGGAGTGAAAGAGGGTGGTGCGGTATTTGACGCCCTTGACAACAGCTTGAACACCGTCCGTTCACGTGCCGACGACCGCCGAGACAGCTTGGGCGACTATGACGTGCTCGACGGTCATATGTTCAACATCTCGAGCCCGTGTCACATAGGCGACCCCATTATGACGAGAGCGGCCCGAGCGCCTAAAGCGCCTCGGATGTTCTACACACACTACGCTACATGGGATGTGAATCCTGTTGAGCGCGAGGACCGCATCCGTGAGCGCATGGCCGGAGATATGGAACGCTTCCTCCGCAATTGGGCCGCTATCCCTCCACGTGCGCTCAGTCCCTTTTTCCAAGATACCGACCTTGTTGCCAGCTTGGCAAGAAAAGAAGAACGGGATCGAGACGACAGCATATTCAAATATTATATTGAACAATACAAAATGGATAGTGAGTCCATCGTACGGCTTAGGCCTCACCTTCAGAACGTCCAAGCCGACCCCTACAGCGCACGTGTACTAGCAGTAGACAATGGTGAAGTGAACAACTCCTTTGCTCTTTGCGTTGCTCGGTACGACCCAGAACTGGATAAGGTGCACTTTGAGGAGTTTGTCGAAGTGGCACCCTATCGGGGGCATGTTGTCGATCTCTACTGGTGTTACGAGAACTTCATTGTTCCGCTTGTAAACTCTTTCAACTTTTTGCACGTAGGTTTTGACCGCTGGAACTCTTCCGCAGCTTACCACGACCTGCAGACTAATCAAGGGTTCAACGCAAGCACAGGCAAGGACGCCCAGATTTACACGCTCAAGTGGCCTGACTTTGATGCTTTTCGGGAAGACTTGCGTGGTATGAATATGTCCTTCCCGCAACCGGAGACAGAGCCTGACGAGCTCCTGAACATCAAAGACCTCTCAAGGCGTGCTGCTACTCCGAGAGCACATCTGCTGCTCCAGTTGACTACCGTCGAGCAGTTTGGTCGTAAAGTGATGAAGCCTGAGCAAGGCAACGACGACCTATTCCGTGTTGCCGTACTCGCTCACCGTTTCATTCAAAAAAATAAGAAGAAGTATGTGGAGTTTAGTCGGTCGCTTCTCCGGCGTAGGGACAACTTCCGCTCTGTTGCGCTCTTCCGCGGAGCAAGTAATCGAGGTTCTGGTATGGGCGGCTCGGCTTATCAGGACAGTCCACGACCTGCCAACTCACGCTCCGTAGGCGCCGTTAGGTCTCGTTCTTCGTTTGGTGGGACGGGAAGGAAAACACGATGAACAGCCATCAACTAGTACGTAGTGTATTGAAAACAGCTAAACGCAAAGAAGACCTGCGCACAGTCAACCGCCTTGTTGGGAATCTGCGGGCAGCAGGTGTCACAGGTGAGCTCTCAGATGACGTGCTACCGCTTGCCACCCAGCTTGTACAAGAGGCTCTTGACCGACAGGGTGTCCCCGCGGTGCGCACCGCTGCTACGGTAGAGGCGAAAAGCCCTTCTATTATAGAGTCTTCCAACACAGACGACCGTTTTATGGAGATTGACGCACTTATCGAGCAAGGGAAGTGCCCGCGCTGTAAAACCAAGATGACCAGAGTGAAATTGAGTGAATACAATCCCGAGACAAAAACTTACGACAGTGGTCAGTATTGTAAGTCGTGTCGTACTACCCTCCCTATCCGTTGGGTCAAGTAACTCGCCCATCCTGCCGCTAGCGCGTTGAGGTCTTCTCCATGTCGATGTTCCGTATTCGATACGATATGACAGAGGGGCGACGGTTGCGCCGCATCCAGACGCGCACTGCGGCGCTGATGAGGCCGCATAGTAAAACGACCAAGTCCAAGATTCGTCATGGCGCTTCCATGACGAATATCACCGCCCCTATGATCGCTGGTGGGGGCTTACACCAACGCTACTCCCCAGTTTGGGAGAGAGCGGAAGACCCGACACTTGCCGAAGATTTTCTGCCTGCTGATAGCCAAACGCAGAATAAGATCTTCCGCAATATGATCATGTTTGATGCCATTGCGGGTCCTGCTACAGAATACTGGCGGGACCTAGCATTTTCACAGAATGTAATCCTCGGTGGAATCTCTGACGAGAAAGTCATCCAGTTTTACCAGGACGCTCTCTATGCATCTGGCATCCTTCCCATCATGCCGATGTTGCTGTCCGATTACCTCACCTTCGGCAAGTTTGTTTTCCACATGCTGCTAGATGAGAGCAAGGGCTACTGGTACGAGACTATCCCTCACGACCTTGATTACGTCAGCATTAAAGTATCGCCATTTCCTAGCATGCCTCCACTTATCGACCTGCAGCCTAACGACGAGCAGCGGGAATGGGCGACTTCAAACGACCCTAGGGTTATCGACCAACGCGGTTCTATGGACCCTGTACTCATCAACATGATGGCGTCAGGCCAGCCAATTCCGCTGTCGCCCGAAAATACCATGTTCCTGCCAAGGCGCGTGTTTGCGACAGACTACTATGGCACGTCGTACCTCACCCGCGTGATGCCGTTCAAGATCTATGAGAAGGCACTCCTAGACGCCAGTATCGCAGGAGCTCGCCGCCGTGCGGGCCCCCTCTGGCACATCACAGTGTGGCCAGATGCCACAGACGATGAGATGTCCGAAGTTCTGGACATGTTCTTTGCTGCTGAGGAGGATCCCATTGGCGGCAAGGTGGTGACCAGAGAGGGTGTTGTCGTCAACTCTCTTGGTGGGGGTTCGGGTGAGTATTGGAAGCTCTCTGATGAGTGGGCGTTCCTTTCTGAAGCGAAGATGCGGGCTCTCGGCATTAGTGAGCAGTTCCTCGCTGGGGAAGCCAATTGGAACTCAATGGAAATGATCCTCTCAACCTTCCTTGAGAAGGTTCGTGCGGTACGAGCGTACTTCACGCAGAAGGTTCTTCTTGAGAAGATCATTTACCAGCTGGCGCAGATGCATGACATCCGTCGTCGGTCTGAAGCTGAGCTTGCTCACCGCGTACGCACGGGTAAAAAGAGCCGCCTTGACTCGCAGCCAGAGTACCAGATTCCTACGATTGAGTGGGATAAGCCCCTATCCCCTATTGCGGATGAGACCTACCTTTCCATACTGAATGAGCTCGAGGAAAAGGGTCTTCCCATCCCGATCCGTATGCGAGCACAGGTAGCTGGTTTCGATATCGACAAGGCGCTCGAGTCTTTCGAGTCTGATATCGAAACGCAAAAGCAAATCTATGAGCACAAAGTTGCTCTGGCAGAACTCAAGAAGCAGTACGGCTTCGACGAAGCTGGGGCTTATCAAGGCGGCGCAGAAGGTGGCGACTTTGGTGGATTGGAAGGGCTGGGTGGAGGTGGTGGCCTTGGGGACCTGGGAGGTGGTGGAGACCTAGGTGGAGACTTGGGTGGTGATTTAGGTGGAGGAGGTGGTGTTGAAGAAGTGCCGCCTCCCCCCGCGGCAGAAAGCCCGGCTGCTCCGTCTGGTGGAGAAGGCATGGGTGCAGACACAGAGAAGTCCAGATTCCCTGCACCACAAAGACCCACTCGTAGAGTTACTGCAACTACTACACGTCCCCACGTAGTAGACGACCTACTTTCACGTGTTGCTGACGTTCCAATTTGGGACGAGCGCCAAGAACTCTTTGGCCTCACACAAAGGCGTATCGCTAAGATTCTGGACCGGATTGACCGAAGCGCTCCTAACATCGATCATCGAAAGCAGTTCGCTCGTAAGGTTTTTTCAAACCTGCAAACAGCTGAAGGCTTGAGCCGTGAGCAAGCACAGGTTGTTCAGTACTTGGGCTTCCGCCTGGGCCTTGTACCTCCGGTGAAAATGCCCGACGATTCTTTCGAGCCGCTCAACAAGTACCTACTGGAGCGTATGCGTAAAAACGGCCTTGACCGAACCATTACGAAAGAGCTCAACTACATAAGTAGGATTTCCGAAGCCTGCGGGCGTGAGATGCCGTATCAGATACAGCATCACAACTTCAACCCAATGCTGGCGCGCTTCGACCGCGCTCTTCCTGAGAATCAAGTACTTACTGGTGTGGTTCCTCGAGACTCGCCGTTTATTAAGGGGTAGACATGCGAAAGTACGCGCAAGATCCTCTTGACCTGACAACTACTCCGGAAGAAGAGGCCACTCCTGATGAAGCTGAGATGGTTAAGGAAGTGGAAGATCATCCCAGCACCAACTGGCGGGAGTACCTTCAGCCGATCATTCGGGCGCTGAAAATCCAGTT